AAGGCAGATGAAACTTACCATGCCAGGATTATCACTTAAACTTGGAATTATCGGCAGAGGTTTTGTCGGTGGTGCTGTAGCGAATGGATTTGAAACTGATACAGTGGATACTTTCGTAGTTGACCCGCGATTTTCAGAACTCACTGCAATGGATTTGGTAGAACTAAATCCTGATGTAATGTTTATTTGTTTACCGACACCAACAAGAGAAACAGCAACAGCTGATGGCCCAGTAGGTAGTGTAAACGCAGACCTTATTAGAGATACATTAAAAACTCTTAATAAAGAAAAATACGAGGGCGTTGTTGTAGTTAAATCAACAGTCGCGCCGAGTGTCTTGGAAGCCTTTGTGAATACTTTCACTCAATTACAAATCGTATATAACCCAGAATTTCTAACTGAAGCAAATGCTAATGATGATTTTATTAACCCACCATTCCAAATTTTTGGGGGTGACTGGGACGCATGTACTAAGGTCGAACAAATGTATACGAAACACAGCCTTGTAAAACCGGTTCCTTCATTTAAACTGGATATCAAAGCAGCAAGTTTTCTTAAATATACAATGAATAGTTGGTTGGCAACAAAAGTTGTATTCTTTAATGAATTAAGACAATTGTATAACACTTATTCCATGGATACACCTTGGGAAGAGTTTATTGGCATATTGGCCCACGAACCAAGAATCGGACCTTCTCATATGAATGTTCCAGGACCAGATGGTCAATTTGGTTTTGGTGGCAATTGTTTCCCAAAAGATACAAAAGCCTTTGTTGAGGAATCAAGAAATAATTCCATGTTGGAGTTACTGGAAAGAGCAATACAACTTAATGACACGTATCGTGTTGACAAATAACCAAAAGTGTGTTATAATATAGGAACTAAATAATGCAAAACTTAAAAGAAAAAATACTATTAGCTTCAGAACTACACTTCCAAGCTCATATAGAAAAACATAAAATTAATGTGGAAGTTCTATTGAACTCTCATGTCGGCGTGGCAGAACATCCGGATATTATGGAAACTATTGAAAAAGAATTGGCCATGATCTCTGATTACGAAGACAAATTGGAAATGATTAACAAACATTTTAAAACTCCTGCCGCCCCAAGGCTTCCTTAAAGGAAAAAGTATATTATGCAGATTGAAGTAGCAACCGAAGAATTAAGAAAATATAAACTATTCATTGGCACACCTATGTATGGTGGGCAGTGTGGTGGTTTATACACAAAATCAACAAATGACTTGAGTATGCTTTGTGCACAACATCAGATCCCACTCAAATATTATTTCTTATTTAATGAGAGTCTAGTACAAAGAGCTAGGAACTATATTGTAGATGAATTTATGAGAAGTGATTGTACTCACTTAATGTTCATTGATTCCGATATAGGTTTTAATCCTAAAGATGTATTGGCACTACTTGCATTAAATATCCAAAACCCAGATGAATATGATGTTGTAACTGGACCTTATCCTAAGAAAACAATTGCTTGGGAAAAAGTTGCTAAGGCAGCTGAACTAGGACATGGTAAAGAAAACCCATTTAAACTAGAACAATTTACATCTGACTTTGTATTTAATCCTGTTAAAGGCACTAAATCATTTAAACTTGGAGAACCAGTTGAAGTGTCAGAGGCCGGAACAGGCTTCATGCTTATTGCAAGAAAAACACTGGAAAAATATCGCGATGCGTATCCAGAACTTAAATACAAACCCGACCATATCCGCACCAACAACTTTGATGGTGAAAGGGACATTACCGCATATTTCGATTGTGTTATTGACCCTGAATCTAGACGCTATCTTTCAGAGGATTATTTCTTCTGTCAAATGGCTCGTAAGGCAGACTTGAAAGTTTGGATGTGTCCATGGATGCAAATCAATCATGTAGGCTCTTATATTTTTAGAGGCAACATGGGTTCGATTGGACAATTAGGAGTATCGGCAACTGCTGACAAAAAAAGTAGTAGAAAAACGTACTCACCTATTGACAAAGCAACAAAATAGGTATATAATACCACATGAAAACGAAAATTAACTTGGAGACTATATATTATGAAATTTTCAAATGAAACGCTGAACGTTTTAAAATCATTTACAGCAATCAATAAGAGTATTCTATTGAGCGCAGGTAATACAATTAAAACTATTACGCCAGAAAAGACACTGATTGCAATCGCAGAGGTTCCAGATACAATGCCATCACAGGCTTGTGTTTATGACCTTTCAAGATTCTTGTCAATCTTGTCTTTATATAACGAACCGAACGTTGAATTTGGAGATAAATACTTTATAATCTCTGAAGGTAAGCGTCGCACGAAATATGTCTACGCTGACATTTCCATGATTCACACACCACCAGAAAAGGAAATAACACTTCCTTCGGCTGATGTGACTGTAAATGTTTCTGAGGGAGATTTATCTTCCGTACTTAAGGCGGCAGGTGTATTACAATTCTCTGAGGTGGCTTTTGTAGGCGAAGGCGGCAAATGTTATCTCAAAGCAATCGACAGTGCCAACGAAAACGCAGATGACTTTGGCGTTGAAATTGGGGAAACTGCCGATAAGTTTAATGTTATCATTAAAACCGATAATCTTAAACTACTACCTTTGGACTATCAGGTAACAATATGCTCAAAAGGCATATCTGAATTCAAAGGAAAAGGTGTCACATACTATGTGGCGATTGATTCAAAGTCGACTTATAATAAAGGTGAATAATATGAACGAACCAGTGAATGGTAACTTCGGCCAACAAAATGGCCAACAAGAACAACCGGTGAGTATTACTCTCGGTGACCTCAGTACTCTATTACAGATTATTGATGTATGTTCGCAAAGAGGCGGGTTCCAAGGACAAGAACTTGCTGGTGTTGGTATGTTACGAAATAAAGTAGAAACATATCTAAGACAAAACGCTCCACAACAACAACAGGATTCTTCTGTTGCTGAACAAGGCGTTGACGTCCAAATGCCAGCTGAAGGTGAATTGGCTGACAAGGTAATTTCTTAAAAAAATTACCGAACTTATCTCGAGAATAGGGGACCTGGTTATGCCTTGTCCCCGCCCTCAATTTTTTATATTATGTTTTATGGTGATTAATTATGATAAATGCGAAAGCAAATGAAGTGTTATGGGTAGAAAAATACCGCCCACAACAAATCGCAGATACAATCCTACCAGAACAAATGAAGGAAACATTCCGAAAATTTGTTGCTGATGGAAATATCCCAAATCTTTTATTGACTGGTGGTCCAGGCGTAGGTAAAACAACTATTGCGAAAGCAATGCTCGATGAGCTTGGTTGTGATTACATCGTTAAAAATGGTTCATTAAATGTCAATATCGATACCCTCCGATACGATATCTCTACGTTCGCCTCAGCTGTCTCGCTGACAGGCACGGGTCGTAAATATGTTATCTTTGATGAAGCAGACTATTTGAATGCAACTAGTGTTCAACCAGCCCTGCGTAATTTCATTGAGGAATATTCTTCCAATTGTGGATTCATATTTACTTGTAATTTCAAAAATCGTATCATCGGTCCACTAAGATCTAGACTTTCAGAAGTTGATTTTGGTATTGAACAAACAGAAAGGCCAAAACTGGCAATGGATTTCTTTAAACGTACTCAAGAAATACTTGCTAATGAAAATGTTGACTATGACAAAGGCGTCTTGGCAAAAGTTATTGAAAAACACTTCCCAGATTTTCGTCGTGTATTAACAGAATTGCAATCGTATGCAGCATCAGGTAAAATTGATGAAGGTATCTTTGTTAATATCAAACAGGAATCTATTGACGCACTGTTTAAATTTCTTAAAACCAAAAACTTTACAGAAATGCGTAAATGGGTTGCAAACAATTCAGATCAAGATATGAATGAAATGTTTAGGCGCATATACGATGCAGCTTCAAAGAAGGTCGAATTCAGAACTCAGGCTGGTTTCATTGTGACTCTTGCTGATTATATGTACAAGGCAAACTTTGTTGCAGACCAAGAAATTAATATGGTTGCTTTCCTTACCGAAGTAATGATCGAATCAGAGTTCGTGTAATGTTAAAAACCAGATGTTTTAATTGTAACGCAACGACAACAAAAAAGAAGGCTTGGACTGTTGAAATGAATACTGCTGATGGGAAACACAAGGTCACATTATGTGATACCTGTGGCAAGGAATTTGATTCTCTATCCAAGGAATTAATAGAGGTGCTTGATGAAAGATCTTAGTCCGTTTGATTTTATGAATGCAGCGTCATTCAGTAAAAAGAATCTTATTGGTGACAGTGATAACCCAGAGCTTACAGAAAAGGAATATAATCCTTATATTGTTAATCGTGGGTTTACTTATTTTGAGGATACAATTCTTCATGCCAATGAGATGAATCAGAGACATGAGCTCTTTCCGGGTGCCCAATTTGAATATTATCGTAGTGTTTTAAGGAAACGCAAGAGATTTTCTAAATGGCATAAAGCCGAAAAGAATAATGATCTAGATGCAATACAAGAAGTTTATACGTGTAATCGCACGGTAGCAAAAATGTATTTAAAAGTCCTTACTGAAGAACAATTGAAATCTGTACATGAAAAGCTCGTTATTGGCGGTTGAGGTTTAAAATCCTATAAATAGTCTTATTGGTTATTGACCATAAGATTATTAAAATAAAAAGGTGAATATGTATCATGGATAACGAAGACATTTTTAGAGGTGTCGGCGTCGAGGTAGAGCTACCCACGCCAGACAGTTTCCTCAAAATCAAAGAAACTCTTACCCGTATTGGAATTTCTTCTCGTAAAGAGAAAAAGTTATTTCAGTCTTGTCATATCCTTCATAAGAAGGGACGATATTCCATTCTTCATTTTAAAGAGCTGTTCATATTGGATGGCAAAGCGAATACATTTACTGATGAGGATTTAGCTAGAAGAAATACAATTGTAAACCTTTTAGAAGAATGGGAACTGGTTAAGATTCTGGACAATTCAAAGACGACTGATCCAGTCGCATCACTCAATCAGATTAAAATTATTGCTTTTAAAGAAAAAGATGAATGGGAACTTGCAGTTAAATATAATATCGGCAAGAAATAGTTGACAAACGCACAATAGTGTGTTATAATATAGGTATTGATTATGGAAATTTTTAAAACAAAAGATTATGCAGAGATGCCAGCTTTTCAAACGAAAGGTTCGGCGTGTTTTGACATAAAAGCAGCATTCGCAGTAGGTGATAGAATTAAAACCTGGAATGCGCTGAATAAAGAAATAATGGTTCCAGCCAAAGCGTTTAAAGGTAAAGTTGGAATCCAAATCCCACCCCTAAGTAGAGCATTAATTCCGACAGGACTTATATTTAATGTGCCAGACAATCATGTGCTGGAAATGTTTGTACGCTCGAGTGTAGCGACAAAGAAAGGTTTAAACCTTTGTAATGGGGTCGGTGTGATTGATAGTGATTACGTAGAAGAGTCGTTTATCGCTCTATATAATATATCAGACAGTCTGGTAATTGTTGAGAGTGGCGAGAGACTAGCGCAGTGTAGACTATCAAAGGTTTTGAAAACCGAACTAACCGAGGTTGATACTAGACCTTCTCAGAAAACTGAGAGGAATGGTGGTTTTGGTAGTACAGGAAAGAATTAAAGTACTTGTCTCCAAACATTTTGGATTCTAGATTGCTTCATTATTTCGTGTAACACTAAATATTGCTTTTTAATAAAATACATGTATTTTCCTTTTATATAATTTGTATATATGTATTTATAACAGTAATGTTACAGACACGTGACAAAAGTGAAACAAAATTATGATTAAAGATGATACGTTGCTTATTAAAATAAACAAAGAACAAAAGAAAGAATTCATTCAGCTCTGCAAAGATGATGATACATCTGCATCTAGAGAGATAAGACATTTTATTAAAAAGTTTATCTCTGATACAAAGAGCTTGAATAAATAGTTTTGTACATGCCATTAGGGTGTACAAATTAACCGATGGGTAATAACCATCATAGTAATAATTAATCTTGCTTAATAGGAGATAAAAATGACTGGATTAAATATAAACCAACTTACGCCGTTTGCGGTAGGCTTTGATAGGATGTTCGACAGACTCGTTGAATTCCCACAAGTTCATGCAGCAACAGGCTTTCCCCCATATAACATTCGTAGAAACAAGGCTGGTGACAAGTTCGCAGTAGAACTAGCATTGGCTGGCCTGGATATTAATGATGTGGATATTGAAGTTAAAGAGGATGTTCTTACAATTAAGTCCACTTGGGACGAAAGAACTGAGGACGACACCATTGTACTTCACAAGGGAATTTCACAAAAGAAATTCACACGCAGCTTTACATTAGCTGACGACCTTGTAGTAGAAGGTGCTAACTTTAAGAATGGTCTTTTAATTATAGCTCTTCAAAGGATTATTCCTGAAGAGAAAAGACCAAAGAAAATTAAAATTGACAACAAGAAGGAATTCTTGGTAGATTAATTTTTTATGTTAATCCGGGTGGGTTATGCTCACCCGTTTTTTGAAGGATATATTATGAAAAACGTACCACAAGTAACTTTTAAAACTAGAGTTAAAAACCCAGAAACAGATAATTTCGATTGGCAGTATCCTACTACCGATGATTATTTTGCTGAGAAAAGGGTTATTGCTTTCTCATTACCAGGAGCGTTTACACCAACATGTTCAAATTTCCAGGTCCCTGGTTATCAAGCAATGTACGGAGACTTTAAAGCATTAGGTATTGATGAAGTATATTGTATTTCATGTAATGATGCTTTTGTTATGAATGCTTGGGCTAAAGACCAACGAGCTGCTGATATTAAATTTATACCAGATGGCTCTTGTGAATTTACTACAGGTATGGACATGAATGTCGCAAAAGATAACCTAGGTTTTGGTGCAAGATCTTGGAGATATGCTATGGTTGTAAACGATGGCGTAATTGAAAAGATGTTTGTTGAACCAGGTAAATCTGATGATTGCGAGACTGACCCTTATGGGGAAACAAGTCCAGAAACTGTACGTGAATATCTAAGAGAAGTTGCTTCTAATTAATTAAAGGGGGTAGTTTCGGCTGCCCTTTTTAAGCTGGTTCCATAGCGGTATTTTCTCTAGTACTACCACCACCTGTAATGACCTCATTGTGGTTAAAGAAGCTATCTCCAGCTCTGGTTGTAGTATTGTAGTAATAATTAGTAGTATTAGACACAGCAAAACTTGATGAACCACCTCCAGCTGTATCCAGCATGCCCTCGCGGGCACCAGACACACCAGCAATTTTAGGTTTCTTTCCGTAACTCTCTAAAAATTTTCGCATTTTCTCATTAGATATTTGTTGTATCATCAGAGTATTTTGGAGTTGCGTATCCAAAGGAATACGGTTAGCCTTTAATGTTTTGATTTTATTCGCAAGGCCTTGTTTCTTATTCTTCCTTGATCGCTGATCTTGGCCAGACCCGCCCTTGATTGCTTTTAAATTGACCAATTCTGTTTCGAGTAAACTGAGCTCATCATCAATTTCCTGAATTTGTATTCCCAAAATGCCCTTAGCCTGTTCTATATTTCCAGCTGCATCTACTAATCTTTTTTCCATACCTTCGGGTGATAAACCCTCGGATTTATATAGCGCATTTTGTCTTTTAATTGCATCTTCAACTGCATTAGGTATACTATCTCTGCCTATTTTACCCCAATCTTGGTAACCCTCGATACCCATTCTTCCAAATCCTGAAATTAAACCGCCTGCTGCTCCAGCAGTACCAGTAACCAAGGCACCAGGGCCAGTCACTGCGCCAATGGCCGCTCCAACACCAGCTGAAACACCCGTCTCTATAGCAACATCTGTTAACGTAGTCTGATTTTTTTCAAACTCACCTGACTGTACAAATTTCATAATGGCGTCATCTGACAATTTTTGGATACTACCATCAGATAATGCATTCTGTACTAAATCTGCAGTTACCAGTGCGGGTCCAATAAAAGGAGCTCCTGTAACTACTTTCTTTCCTATAATCTTTGCTGTTGACTTTATTACGCCATCTGGTTTTGCGTTTGCAGCTGCATTGGCTCTAGTAACAGAAGAATCAATAGGGTTCATGCTTACAGGGGATTTAGGTGTCTGACCTTGTCTTTTATAAGCAGGTTTATCTAATTCTTTTGTATTGTATTGCGTACCCTGTGGTCTTGGCTGATTTCGCTGATTTCTTTCTGCGCGATCCAGCTTATCTATAGCTTTAACTCTCCGGTCTTTAACCAAGGTCTTAATTATAGAGCTAGCTACCAAACCTCCTCCGAAAAGCGCCCCTGTAACCTTAAGGAAATCAGTGATACCATCTAGAATACCTTCAATTTTGGGATCTTTTAAAAAATCATCTAGGGCTCTGCCTATTCCTTCTTCAACCTTCGTCGATATTTCATCTGGTAAAGCTTCTAATTTTTTAATAGCGATACCGATAACACCACCTTGTGTATCAGCTGGGTCGTATATTTTATCTAAGGCACCCTTTATAATACTACCAGCAATAAACGATGTTCCACCAATTGCAGCCATTTTTGCTATAAAGCCCATAGAAGCCTTATCCTTAACAGTTGCAATAATCCCAGGACCTTTTGCATTTTTAAGGTCCGATTTGGCTCTTAATAAAGATGCTTTCATTTTTAAGTTATCTATTTCTTTCTGTCTTGGGTCTATGACCTCAGCCAATTCTTCTTTTCTTCTTGATTTTTCGGCTGCTTCTTGTTGAACTTTTGCTTGGTTTGCTGCAGAGGCAGCGAATGCTGATGTTTGCGCTAGAACATTAGTATTAATTGCATTAAGAACACCTTGCATTTTTGTAAGATTAATATTAACGTTTTTAAGTGAATTACCTTTATTAGAATTGCGAATATAACTGCCTTCCTTTTTCAGGCGGTCTAATATCGCTTCTGTATCGGCACTATATTCTGCTGGCATAAATTACTTCTCTTTTTGTGTCTCTATGTAATTAACTAACATTTGGAAATATAAATCTCTTTCATAGGGCATTAAATTTTCCAAATCTGTTATTGAGTATTTATGATGCTGCACCAAACTAAAAATCATTTGGTAATATTCACTAAGTGTTATATGGCACAGCGCTAGATAAAAAAACTTCTAGCACCCTCAACAACAAATGTTTGTTCCTTTCCTTCTTTATTTTTATATTTTATTTCATGTCTTAACTTAGGCATTGTTTCAAAGAATTTTACTACCTTCTCTAAAACTTGACCTGATAAGCCACCCATAAAATCTTCTGTTTCCTCTGGTGAATAATCTTTAAAATATTCAACCTCATCTTCTGATGCGACATAGTCTAAACAACTAGTCATAATATAATATGATGTCAATTGGTCGCCTACATCCATATTAGCTATCTCCACAAAAGCATCAATTCTGGGAGATTTTAAAAATAATGTATAAGTATCATTTAACTTAATTTCATTGGTATGATCCGGATCTTCTGTAAGTGTAATCTCATCCAAATTCATTTTTAATTCTACACTTTCTTCTGTATCAGGGTCAGTGACCAAAAAATTAATTAAATTATCAACCGATACAGATCTTAAAACCATAAGAAAATATTCTAAATCATACATAGGAATATTTTCTATGTCAACATCCATAAAGCAATTGCCAACTATTTGTTTCATTGCTAATATTTCTGCACCAGGATCGTCGGCCTCCTGAGCAACAAGAAGAATTTTTTCCTCTTTAACCGTAAACGGTCTATATTTCACCTTTTCATTTGTTGATGGTTGTTTACATTCCATCAAAGGCAAATCAATTTTTGGCAAAGCCATAATATATCTCCTATAATATAATTCTTTAGACTGTTATCCAGTCAATCTGTCAAATGAGTTTCTTACTCTCGTTAATTTGTTTACTGCGTCTTGTATACTTCTTGGTTTTCCACTACGTAACGTACTACGCACTGTGTCTCCAAAGTTTGCAAGGTCACCTAGCATATCCAAGAATCCACCACCTCTACTTCGGTTCAAGGTTCCTGTTTTCTCTCCACTAAATGTAATATTACTATATTCAAAGCCAACTGACATAATTAGATTTGAGTCATTATTATTCCAAGCTAAATCTAAATCACCTAGTGCTACTGGCCAGACATTCTCTAATTGTATTTCGTAATATTTTTCTGAGAAACTTTCAGTTGAATAGTGTTTAATGGTCATATTACAAGAATATTCATCTTTAAAGCCTACTTCATATGGAAATTGTGAATCATCACCTTCCCCTATGGCTGAAAATGCGCCACCTTTAACACTGTAATTAACAACCGATTGAGCCCAGGCATGGAAAAATCTTAATACTTCGTGATCTGAATCAACCATAACCACGGCCTGAATACCATCGTTTGATATTGTTGTTGGGAATTGTGTAGCAAGTTTACCGACAGGTTCATATGTAGATGTTGCAATACTAATACCTGGTACAGTTACGGCACTACATAAAAATGTAAAATCTTTAAGAGGATCGAACTTTTCTGATGTTGTG